AACCATCAGGGTTACCCATTTCATGCGATAATCTAGCAATCATGTAATTACCACTCTCAGGTGAGTTTTTAGCAAGACTCTTATCAATATTTATGTTGGGAAATTTGATGTCTATCATCATTCCCACTCTAAGTGAAAGATTCATAGGGACTGTAATATCCAGCATTTGTGAGAATAAAGCAGAGTATCTTGCCGATGCTTGTGCTTGTGTCCTTGCTTGATCTTGAGGTGTTGCCAATTCCTTTCCTTTAGCAGGTATAGTCGTAGTTCCTTGATCAATTGTGCCCAATATGATTCTAGAGTAAAAGTCTCTATAATCCTTAGGTGTAACATCCTCATCATTTGCTTTCTCTACACTATTATTGTACTTGAAGTTATAGAAGTGTACCTTGCGAGTTATGATATCGTAATACCAGTTTGCTGTGCTATATGACCCTGCTCTCATTTTCTTTATAATATCATGACTTTCTTTGAAATTTGGTTCACTTGCCAGCATAAAATTATTTTCAGGATCTAATCCTGTCTTGAATGGTGTCATTTTATATGCATCTTTCTGTGCTTTATCAGCAAATAAAGCATCTATACTCTTAAATTGATATCCATCTAATGTCTCAAAGAATAAAAATCCAGCAGAACCTGAGTTAGCACCACCTTTTCCTACTGTGGTGGGTATAGATTTTCTACATAGATCTGCAATACACTTGAAAGGTCTTCTATAATTACCAAAGAACTCACAATCATTCGACGTAGGATCCACATCAACAGTTGAGTCAATCAACTTCACTATATCTTTCACTGTGTTTGATATAGGTCCTGTATATTTTTTAGTTACTCTAGTAGTATGATTTGATAATGCTGCTTTTGTTTCACATACGAGTGTGTACAAATCTCTTTTATTATCAATGGTATGCCCAATAATATTTGATACCACTAACTCTAATGACACCTCTCCCTCTTGACTTGGGTGTGTGTATTTTAATCTTACTGCCGATCCACTCCTTATAGGTATTTTGTTGATCAAACCCATAGCATCTATCACACTTATCTCTACATGCAGAGATGGGTCAATAATATCCTCGTAGTATTTGATATATCCCAATTGAGGTCCTAACTCAATATAATCACCATCACGGTCATCAGGATATACCTTAAACTCCTTGATGATGTGTCCTTTAGTCCAGATTACATTCTTATTCATGTTGTGAGTGATGCGTCGAACATTGCTAACGTAGTCATAGTTGAGTAGGGATCGACATTTCCTCTTGTCATTGCTAGATTACCTCTATCTTCAGTTACATTTATATTATTATCTCCTTGTTGTTGATTTATCAGGAATATATTACCTACTGGAGCGAGTGCGATATTAGTTCCATTACCACTAAGATCATTACTCGATAAAAGATCATCATTTCCCTCTAAAAAATTTCTTACAGGTCTTCTTTTGAGAATATCTTTCAATTTTTCTGGTAAATTTTTTATTTTCAGTGCATCAGAATCAAATTTTATTATTTTCTTTGTTGGATCAAACAAATCTAGTTTATTCAACATCCTGTTTAGATTTGTTCTGTCTATCATATTATCAATGTCATAATTAGGATTTTCCTTGATAAATTTTTTGATTGCTTTTGCATATTGTAGTATCTGCTCGTTTCTTATTGCTTTGTTTGCTTTTAAAACATTATATGCCTCTTGTGCTTGTTGATATGTTATAGAACCTCTACTTTCTAAAATCTCAATATCCCTTGCATTTTGAGTGAACCCATCTCTATTTTTCTTAATCAATCTAAAAGGATCTCTTAGGAAATTTTCTTTGAGAAATTTTTCTTGACCAAATTCAGGTGCCTTTGAAAATTGCTTGTCAACTTCTTTGTCCAATTTTTTTTGAAGCTCTTTTTGTATTCGTCTCTCTTTGACAATATTTCTCTTCTTGATAAATTTACCTGGTGCTCCTTTCTGACCAGGTACCACTGTTCCTTTTTTAGTGAGAAAAGGTGATGTGCTCATTCTAATTTTTTGAATGTCTGATTTACTTAGAGTTCTCTCTAGTATTTTACCCAATCCTACAATTTGTTCTTTTTGTGTAAAGTTTTTTAGTGCAGGTGTTTTCTTTAGTAATTCTTGAATAATTGTTTGACTTTTAGTTGCAGTCTTACCCCTTGTGACCACAGCAACAGTTGCTAACAATGCTATAATTGCTGAAACTCCTGTTACTTGGACTGATGGTCTATCTGCAAACTTTTTTATTTTTTTCGCAATAGTAAGTGGAGTAGGTGGTTTAGGGAATCCTATTGGTCTTTTTCTACGTCCGAATACACCGTCATCATCATCACCTACTCTTCTTATGGCAAGACCACCAATAACATCTTCAAATTTATCCAGTGCATTATCGAAATCGTCCAATGCTTCAGAAAATTGTGTTTTTTGATTTCTTAATACAACTCTATCTTCTTCAAATTGCCTTCTCCTATTAGCACCAGTAAATAAGTCAGCAATTCTACCACCTGATAGACTTCCTATTATACTACCACCAATACCTCCAATTGCAGTACCTGCACCAGGTAATATTGCTGTACCTATGGCAGCACCAATCTTTGCACCACCTATAGCACCTGCTAATCCACCTGCTGCACCTACACCTGCTTGCACATTTGATTGACCCTCTGCCCTTCTTCCTATAAAATCTAATCCAGTGCCAACAACTGCAAGAGGTCTTGCAAGTTTACCAAGTCTACCCACCCTAGATAAATTGGATGTCCCCTTTTGCATTCTCAAAAGTTGATTAGGAGATTTTGGTGTTCTTTTTAGACCTCTTCTCAATAATCCACCACCACCACCTATGCCAAGTAGTCCAAGTGCAGCACCAATACCGCCTCCTGTTTGTTTCCCTCTACCTCTTGACGCTATGTTTGCTAGTGTACGACCTCTATCTTCTACGAGTTTTCTTTTGATATCAAGAGATTTCTTCTCTAAATTTCTTTCTATTGATATGCTTTGAGAAAAATCTCTACTTAGAAAGACAGATGCTCTTGATACTTGAGAACCTAATTTAATTAATTTCTGTTCTATCATGAGAAGGCACCCCAAGTACGAAGTGATGCAGCAGACTCAAATTTATCGATACTCCTATTGAATTTTGTTCCTACTGAAATGAATACAGGCGTAGCAGTTTCTTGTGTAAAACCACCAGGAACTGATTCTGAATCATCACTTATATCAATCACTTGAGGTTGACCACTACCTGCAATATTATTATTGACTATCTCGTTTGACATCATTCCAATACTCATATTAGGAATATTAGTAGATCCACTGTTATTTTCACCAGGTTCTATAAAATTCATAGCAAGTGAATTAGATGTGGAACCACCCTGTTGAAATTTTACATCACCCTCTGTAAAAGAATCGTCTATCATTGATATATTTGTATCTCCTTCTACACTAGATTCTATATTTTTCTCTTCTTCCTTTTCACCAAAACCAAATAAATTTTTTATACCTTCAAAGAAGCCTCCCTTTTCATTTTCTTCTTCTTCTTTAGGAATCTCAGTGTCTTTTTCTTCTGGTTCTAATTCTTTTTTATTTTTTTCTACTCTCTTTAGAATATCATCAATATCTTCATCGTCAATACCTCCCTTTAGTTTTCTTGAATTATCAAGTGAAATAGCTGAAAGTATTGCATCAAACCTTGATATAATAGACTTAAATCTATCTACATCAGGTTTGTTTATTATTTCTTGTCCTCTTATAGTTCTCGATGCACTTATCTGTCTTCTCCTATCAGCATTTTGATTTGAACCTATAAGACCTGGTAATATAAGTGATGCAGCAAGTGCTGCAGTAATAAGAAGAGGGTTTTTTAATTTAGATGCACCTGCAACTCTACTTCCCATGGTGCCCACACCACCTCTACCAAGTAAACCACTACTCGCTAACTTTGTTGTTACAACTGTGGTTATGACACCAAGTATCTCAGGTGTAAGTAATGCAGCAGCACCACCCACCCCTGCAGCACCCTCACCTAAATTACCTTGTCTTAATTGTGATAAACCATATAACCCAAGTGCACCTGCTGCTAGTTGTCTTCCAAAACTCATATTCAAATTTGTCAAGTTCCTTGAGTCTTTCTTTAATATCTTAGTTTCTTCTGCATAGTATTTTTTCTTTGCTCTTATATCACCTCTAATCATTTCTTGCATGTTTTGCATGCTATTATTAATATTCTGGAATTGAGATATAACACTACCAAAAATTCTTTTTTGTGGTCTTTCAATACTAACCACATCCTCTTCAACCCTAGACAATCTCTCCAATGTAAAATCTACCCTACGATTGATAGCAATCATAGGTGTTTGTGGTTCGACTCGTCTAGAAGGCGTTTGCATTAGATGCTTGTCTCTGTTGTGCTTCTAATTTTTGTTTCTCAAGATACTTTACCAAATAATTAACATATACTTCCTTTTCCCATGGCATCATATTTTCTATATCACTTAGTGACCACTTATGATGTTGCATAAGTGAGAAATTAGTTTCCAACATTGCATCAATGCTGGTGTGATATAGCATTATGCGAAAAAATTAGATAAACCCTCAATTACAACTTCAGAATCCTTCTTAGTTTTAGGATTGTGTACTGTGCCCTTGTACTGTAACTTAGGCATTGTTGCGAAAAAGTCCTCTATAAGTGAGAATTGTTGAGAATTGAGTTGCTCAATAAATTTTGTCAACTCCTTCTTTGTACAATCTGATGATGCCCATGCTTCATCAAGGGTGAATATAGTGTCTATACAATCTACGACTGTATCAAACGCTTTATCTATTCTCTCATTGTTTTCAAGTGACTCACCAATAAAATTATTATCCAAGAACTGTTGCATTGATGGATACTTCATCTTTATAGTGATATCATCATTTACCTTTATCATGTCAGTGTGACCCTCAGGGACTTCTAACTTGATTTCAGATAAACTGACCTTGAGTGGCACCTTAGTTTCGTTGTCATCCTGACATGTCACCAGTAATTCAACAGTTTCACCTATTGATTTACCTCTGATATTCAAAAACAAATATTCTAATTCAAAACTAGGTAGTTTCTCAACGTCTACACCACGAGTGATGATACATGACTTTAGTACACTCTTGAGTGTTGCACTAATATCGGTATCACTTCCTCCTTCTAAGGCAATAAGTAAAATCTTTTCCTCTTTTACAAGGAAAGGTCTGTATTTTACTTTCTTTCCTGTTATAAGTTGCAATTCAAACGTTGGTGCAACAACCTTTGGTAAAGGCATAATAATATTATTCAGTAACTTTATTTAGTACCATATTTATACCGTTCTTACATTTTTTTCATCAAGATCAGATTCTGCCAGTATTGCTCCCCTTCTAGATGCTCTCTGAGTAAAGTATTGCTCGTAATTAAACGTGATTGTTGTTTTGATTAGTTCTGCTCTACCATATGCTAATGGTGCAGCAACAATACTTGTAGGAAAAGCATTTATAATATGATAAGTGATACTACTTGGTAGTTGTAAATTGAATCTACTGGTTTTATTCAACTTACTAAAGTTATCATTAATATCTTTACTAAAAGCAGTGATCTCCATATTACACTTATATGATCTGGGATATTTCATCCTTCTAAATGCTCCATTAGAAGATGCTTGATTTACCCTCTTGTCTATATCACCACCAAAGGTACCATCACCTAATCTTGTAGGTGATATAAACTCCATCCAAGCATTGAATACATCATTAGTATAGTAGTCAGTCTGTGAGTAAAATGTAAGTATTACGTCTGGGAATCTTCTAAATGTAGCATAATTCTGTGACACACCTTGTCTCAACCCATCTACTTTACCTGATTGTATGTCTGAACCAGGTAAAACTGCCTCAGAGCAAAATAAAGCAAGATATGAACCTGGATTGAATGCACTACTGTTACCACCATTCTGATCATAGAAACCATGTTGGTTTATAAACCCCTTCAGTTCTTTTGTTGAATCATTATTAAAATTTATCATCACATCATAATTATTATTCAATGCAGGTGTTATATTACCAAAACTTGTCGTTGGATCTGTTAAATTTACTGTTGGTAGGTAAAATCTGCCTGATCTAAACGCATCTGCCCTCTGTGCCATCTAAATATATTATGATTACATACTATGTATGTCATATAAAGGTAAATTCAGACCAAAAAACCATAAAAAGTATATGGGTGACTTTAGAGAGGTTATCTATAGATCATCATGGGAATTGAAATTTATGCAGTATTGTGATACTAACAGGAGTATAGTGAAGTGGTCGTCTGAAGAAATAGTAATACCATACAGATCACCTGTTGATAATAGAATGCACAGATACTTTCCTGATTTCTATGTGAAATACAAAGATATAAAGGGCAACTATCAAGAAAAAGTGATAGAGATCAAACCTGCAAAACAAGTGAAAGAACCTAAAGTACAAAAAAGAAGAACTAAGAAGTATGTGACTGAAGTTTTTACCTATGCTACTAACAGAGCAAAGTGGGAAGCAGCAGAGGATTTTTGTAAGGATCGTAGGTGGAAGTTCCAAATACTAACGGAGAAAGAACTTGGAATATAAAAATGTATTTCCTACATCTGTTGTAGTAGGACAACCTATTATAGGAGAGGTATTATTATATCAATACTCTGCTAAGTACGCCCAATCACTTCCATATTACGATAAGAATCCGATGACTTACATTGTAGCAATGGAGAATAATGCTTTTTATGGTATAAACTTACACTATACCAAACCAGCAAACAGATCAGGAACTTTAGACTTTATAATAGGTGATAATGATTATACTAAGTTGCCAGGATTCAATAAATACCTAAGATCTTACGTAAAAGGCATGTTTTTACAACTAAAAGGTGAAGACTTAGATAAAGCACTAGGAATGCGTCTAGAACAATTTGTACAGGATCTTGGTAGTGTGGAGATATCTCTAACAAATACAGCGATGAGGAGAGTGTTGAGATGAGCGATAAAAATACACCTATTTCATTATATGGGAAAGGTAAACCACTTACAAGGACTGTAGAATATACGACGGATGATGGTAAAACATATCGTGAGACTTATAGTCTTGATACTGCTAATGGAAATCTAGGTAAATCTTTATTAATAGAAAGGAAAGTTCCTGGTTATGTAATACATCCAGATAATGTAATGCCAGGTTACGTAGAGGTAAAAAATAAAGAAGAATTGGCAAAAATACAAGTGGATAGTGCAAGAATGAATAATTATGGTGGAGCACTAACTGATTTATACACAGATGGTGGTGAAGAAGCACTTGATGCCTCTGGACTTCTTGATTTAGCAAAAGGTGATAAATCATGGAAAAATATACCACTACCTGTAGTAACTGAAACTGAAGCGATAGATAAAGATGAAAATGTAGATAACGTAGACACTAAAATCACCCCCAATCAAATATTTGGTAATTATAATACTATATTCAAGAAACATCTCAAATATCCAGTTGATATGTACATAGGTAGTGAAGGAGATGATGATAGAGAAGGTTCTCAGGATTATATGTTTGTAGAGCAGTTTTCATATAAACCACCCCAAGCACAATTAGATGGTAAGCAACCTTCACTTGGAGTAATTTTAGAACAAGGAGTAGCAAGAAGAACTAATCTTGGTGAATATATGGGTAGTTGCATATTACCTATACCAAATAGACTTGGAGTCAGTCAAGGTGTGAACTGGGGTGAGGGTAGAGCAAATGCAGTAGAACTTGGAGCATTTCAACAAGTTAGTGATGGCACTAAAAAACTATTGAAAGATGGTCCTATAAAAGGTGCTGGTGGTAAACTCCTAAATTTATTGAGAGATGGAAAAACCACAGTAGAAGAGACATTCAACACAGTTGCAAATCAAATGACAAATCAAGATGGCACCGCAAATGCAGGTGCTGTGATAAATGCTGTTATTGCAAGATCATTATTAGGAAGAGTTGGTATAAACGTTGATGTTGAACAATTTGTGACAAGAGAAACAGGTGCTGCAATAAATCCCAACTTAGAACTTTTATTTGGAGGACCTCAACTAAGAACATTCTCATTTGTATATAATTTTGCCCCAAATGATTCTAACGAAGCAAAAACGGTCAGAATGATACAAAGATGGTTTAGACAGGGTATGTTAGCACAGAAAACCACCAACTTTGGAAATGGTGGGTCATTATTCCTTGGATCACCTAACATTTTTAGAATTTGCTATAAAAATAATAAAAGGAGGATAAAGGGTTTAAATACATTTAAGTTATGTGCCATGACATCATGTGAAATAGATTTTACTCCTGATGGTGTTTATCAGTCATATGAAGATATTCAAGATAACGGATCAGGAGGTGGAGTATCCATGCCTGTTAGATCATCAATGAAAGTGACATACAATGAATTGACTCCAATCTTTGCTAATGATTACAATTTAGATGAAACTACTGTTGATGATCAATCACTAGAGGATCTTGGAATGAATATTCTTGGTGTAAATGACATTACGGAGGATGACTTAGGATTCTAATGAATTATTTCGACTTATTTCCAGATGTAGAATTACCATCTTTCTCTGATAAGAGAAGATCGAGTTATGATTACATCAAACTAAAAAACCTCTTCAAAAGAGGTAAAGTAAGAG